AGCGGCGCGGAAATTCTGGCGCTGCGAGCGATGTGGAATGACGTGGAGGTGGGTTTGGTGGTGTTCATGGGTTTAGCCCTCCTTTTTCGCGGCGGTGATGAAGGCCAGTTCGTCGGCGGAAATTTCGATCTGCATTTTCGTCTCCCTTTCGCTGCGGCGTGATTGCCGTGTCGCACTTATGGCACATGTATTTCGTGGGCGCAAGACAAAACGACGAGAGCGCAAAACACTTCACAAGAGGCTGATTTGTGGTGTAATCCAGGTGGCACGATACTCTTTAATCACTGTTGTCTCAAAAAATAGTAAAGGATTGTAAATTGGCGAGAGGTGCGGCACCAGGTGAGCGAAGAGGTGGTAAAGCGAAGGGCTCGCACCACGCCGCTACCAAGGACGCCAAGATGGCGCTCGAAGAGTTGGCTAAGACCCATGCGCCCGCCGCGCTGGAAACGCTGGCTACCGTCATGAAGGACACGGTTGCGCCGCCCGCCGCCCGCGTGGCTGCGGCTACAGCTATGCTAGATCGTGGATATGGTAAGCCACGCCAGGGCATCGACATGGCCGGTGAACTGTCCATCAAGAACCGGCCGGAAGAGGAGTTAAATGCAAGACTCGCTCAGCTACTCGGAAAAGCTTGAGGCGGTCGAGATCGCTGAGGAGTTGGCGCGTCGTAAGGCGCGGCGCGTGCTGTGGACCATGTATCCGGAAGATGGGCCTCTGCGCCGCGAGCTTTACGTCAAGCACATGGAGTTCTTTGCGCTCGGCGCCACGGAGCGCGAGCGCGCCGCTATCGCCGCTAACCGTGTCGGCAAGACCTGGGGTATCGGCGCTTACGAGACAACCTTGCACCTGACTGGTCGCTATCCTGCATGGTGGGTGGGCAAGCGATTTGACGGGCCGGTGAGCTGGTGGGCGGCGGGAAAAACGAATGAAACCACGCGCGACATCGTACAAACCAGCCTGCTCGGCCGTGTCTCGTTTACGGATGGCCGAAAGTCCCCGAGCGGTACCGGAATGGTACCCGGCGACGATATCGTAGACTGGACGTGGAAGAGCGGCGTCGTGGATCTCGTCGATACCGTGAGCATTAAGCATGTGTCCGGAGGCGTCTCGACACTTGGGCTTAAGGCTTATGCCCAGGGCCGCGGTGCGTTCGAAGGCACCGCGCAACACGGGATATGGGTCGATGAAGAGCCGGACATGGCGGTTTACACCGAATGCTTAACCCGGACAATGACCACAAATGGCATCGTCCTCGCCACGTTTACGCCACTTGAAGGCATGAGCGAGGTGGTTATGGCGTTCTTGCACCATGAGCCGCGCCCGTGAGCAAGGCTGTGGTAAGCATCGGCTGGGATGATGTTCCGCATCTGGACGCGAAGGCCAAGGCCGATCTGATCTCAAGCTACCCAATGTACCAACGCGATGCCAGGACCAAGGGCATACCGCAGCTGGGCTCTGGCGCGATCTATCCGATCCCCGAAGGCGACATATTCATTGACCCGGTGGAAATCCAGCCGTGGTGGCGCCGGTCGTATGGACTCGATGTAGGTTGGAACCGCACGGCCGCGGCATGGGGCGCATACGACCAGGATTCTGACACGCTCTATGTGACGCACGAATACGAGCGTTCTATGGCCGAGCCAAGCGTTCACGCCGGAGCTATCAATGTGCGTGGCTCATGGATACCTGGCGTGATTGACCCGGCATCGCGCGGCCGGTCGCAGAAGGACGGCGAGCAGCTTTATCGCCTGTATTGCCAGCTTGGCCTCTCACTGACGCCCGCCAACAATGCGGTTGAGTCCGGCTTGTTCACCGTGTTCCAGCGCATGACGACCGGGCGGTTGAAGATATTCACCACCTGCAACGGCATCAAGCGTGAGTTCCGTCTGTACCGGCGCGATGAGCGTGGCCATGTCGTAAAGCAGGACGACCATCTCATGGACGCTCTGCGGTATTTGGTCATGTCCGGCATCGACGTGGCGAAGATCGCGCCAAATGCCGGCGATGTGTATTCACGGCGGTTTGGCGCACCGAGCGGGATAGCGCGATCAGATTTCAATCCATATGGCGAAAGTTAGGATACCCAACATGTCCGTCACATACGCCGTTGAGCCGTGGCACGACTGCAAGACCGAGGTCAAAGCCCTGTTCCCGCTGCACTGGGCGGAAATCGCTCACGATCGGCAGGCAATCCCCCTTGACCCGGATTATGAGGCGTATGACCGGCTGGCCGACGACGGGCTGCTGCATTGCGTCATCGTGCGCCACGATGGCGCCGTGATCGGGTATCACGGCTTTGTGGTGCGCGGCCATCTGCACTACAAATCAACGCTGATGGCGTTCACCGACCTGTTTTACGTCCTGCCGGCATATCGTGCCGGGTATATCGGGATCAAGATGTTCCAGTTCGCCGAGCAATCCCTGATAAGCCGTGGCGTCAAGAAGATATTCCTGACAACCAAGATGGCGATAAATCTAGGTCCTATATTCCGGCGCTTGGGCTATAATCATGTCGAAGATGTTTACGCAAAGACGGTAGGATAGGGAAAATGGCAGTTACAGCATCCATTGCAACAGCAGCTGCCGCCGTAGCTGGGGCCGGAACGTCGATTGGCATGGCGATGACATCCAAGGCGCCAAAGCCGGGCGCCCCGCCCCCCCCGCCTCCAACGCTCGCTACGACGCAGCAGGTATCCCAAGCGAGCCAAACCGCCGCTGCCGCCGCTGGTGGTATGGGGTATGGCGGCACGGATAAGACTGGCGCACTCGGCGCACCATCTGCGCCAACAGCCAAATCTACAGCGCTTGGTGGAGGGTCGGCAGGTGGTTGATAGCAGCTCAGCCAATTATGAGCAGATGTCCGCCACGTTGCTATCGCAGATGCCGGTGACGGCCGCGCCGAAGGCCAAGAACGTCAATGGCTGGGACCGGATGTACAAGCATTTGGAGAATCGGCGCGGGCAGCTCTATACATGGCGCTATTCTTGGTGGGCGCATTGGAGCCGCTTAGCTGAATACTTCTCACCCCGCAGGTACCTCTGGATTCCGGTCGCAAACCGCACGTGGAGGGGCAACCCGATCAATGAGGCGATCATCGACAGCACAGGATTGCAGGCGCTGCGCACCTGCGCCGCCGGCATGTGGTCTGGCATGACCAATCCGAGCTACCCGTGGTTCGAGATGTCCATCGCGCTCTCGTGGATGAAGCTCGACGCCGCCGCGCAGAACTGGCTGGAGAACTCCACCAAGAAGGTCACGACCGTCTTGGGGCAGAGCAATTTCTACGAGGTGATGCGGCAGGCTTTCGAGGATACGGCGCTAATAGGCCAGGCTCCTGTCATCGTGTACGAGGATTACGAGGACGTAGTTCGGTTTTATCTGCCTGTGGCTGGTGAGTATTATCTTGGTGTCGGCGCGCGGTTTAGCGTTGATACGCTGTACCGAGAGTTCACGCTGACGATCCTGCAAATCGTGGAAATGTTCGGGGTGGAAAATGTCCCGGAAGAGATCCAGGTGATGTGGGAGAACGCAGGCGCCTCGCTGGATAGCGAGATGGTGGTGTGCCACGCGATCGAGCCGAACTTTGCCGTCGGGCGCAAGAACGGCGCGCCGCTGGTGCCGGACAACTTCACGTATCGCGAGGTTTACTGGCTCAAGGGCAACAAGGGCACGGGCCCGCTTTCCGCTCGCGGCTTTAACACGCCGCCGTTTGCCGTATTCGGCTGGTCGCGCTCGTCGAATGATGCCTATTACCGCTCGCCGTGCATGGACGCGCTGGGCGACAACAAGCAGGTACAGCGCGAGACGCTGCGCAAGGCGGAGTTCATCGAGAAGGGCGTTCGGCCGCCGATGGGCGCCAGTGCGCAGATGAAGAATGAGCCCGCCAGCATCCAGCCGGCGCACATTACCTATGTGACGGCAGATCAGTACGGCAAAGGCTTCTACCCGCTGTTCGAGCCTAATCCAGCATGGCTCGGCGGCATCACAGCAGACATCGAGTTGGTGAATCAACGCTTGCAAAAATGCCTATTCGTGGACGTGTTCATGGCGATCACGCAGATGGAAGGCGTGCAGCCCAGGAACGAGCTGGAACTGACGCAGCGTAACCTTGAGCGCTTGCAAGCTATTGGGCCGGTCATTAACCAGACCGAGAACGCTCTATCCCAGATCATCCAGCGCGTGCTCGACATTATGATCCGGCGCCGGCTCATTGATCCTATGCCGCCGTCGCTGGCAGGCATCCCGCTCAAGATATCGTTCACCTCAATCATGTCAATGGCCATGCGCGCGTCTGAGGCGGTTAAGGTTAAGGACACCTTGGCGACGGCTGGTTCGCTGCAGGAGGCCGCACAGGCTGCTGGCTTGCCATCGCCCATCCGCATCTTTGACCTTGACAAGACGATGCGTGAATACGCTGAAAGCCAAGGCTTCCCGATCTCCTGCATTCTGACCGAGGATGTGGTGGCGCAGAACGACCAGGCGCACGCTAAGGCCATGCAGCAAGCGCAGGCACCGCAGAACATCATGGCGGCGGTCCAGGCGGCGCAGGGACTGAGCAAGACCAGCATGGCACCAGGCTCCGCGCTGAGTGCGCTTACCGGTGGGGGCGGTGGCGGTCCGTGAGTATGCGCGACGACGTGGCTTTCGTGCGGGCATCCGCTCCAATATCTGAGACAGCTTGCCGACGGATAGTCCGGTCAGGTAGCTCCCCTCATTTGTGTGATCCTTCTGTCACCGATCTCGTTTCCATGCCGTCGCTGGCGCAGATCGCATCAACCTGCTCCTGGTCCGTCGAATTGTCTGCTGGATGGTCTTCCCGGTCAGG